GGTATAATGCCTGGACTTTGGTGGAGAACAACGTAGCTCTGTTTATACAATACATGATTAGTAAGAAGAAGCAGAAGTATCTAGTACCTAAAGACATGATACTCTTCCTAAAAGATATAGGGGCTAACAGAAATGTGTTCCAAGCTTATGGATGGAAGAACGTAGGTACAATATTTAAAGGCACTATTCTAAGTTATGGTATAGAGTTTCTAAAGGAAGAGCTTGATCATGAGACACTACCGGATGGCACTATAGTGAAAACTATATATGGGGTGGAAAGAATCCCAGACCCTATGCTTTTAAAAGAGATGCAAGCTTATAGAGAGGGATTGAACGTGGATAGACTTGTAGCATTCTGTGCTTTAGTGGCATTTGCTAAAGTGCAACAATCTAACAGGGGATTAGCTAAACGTATAGAAGTTAAGAAGGATAATTTGGTTAACTCACAAAAATTTACTAAATTAAATTATAGCCCCTTTAGGCATATTGGTCGTTCTAATATTCCTTCATCTATGAAGGTTCCTAGAAGAGCTTTTAAAAATATTAAATAATGGACGTGACCACTACTATTTCAGACTGGAATGCCGGCACATTTATATGTACAACAGTTTCTGGTCCATATGATGTAACATATATCATTCCTGATAATGTCACACTAACTAATTCATAATCATGCAAGTATATAACGCACTAGATTTAAAATCAGGTAAAAAGGCAGAATACAATAAGATGGGTACTCTCACCCAGCCTATTCAGTTTTTGTCTGAAAGAGAAAAGGATGACGAGTGGAGAGCATGGAATCTAGACTGGCTAGAGTGGCAGGGTATGCGTCAGCTTAGACGTAATGCTAGACGTCTAAGTAAAAACTACAAGCTTGCTAAGGGTATTATAGATAAAACAGATTATATTGTGGAGGAGGATAATGAGATGGCTGACATTATAGAAACTCTCACTAAAGAAGATGTATCAGCATATGAACTAAAGTTCTATCCTATTATTCCTAATGTAATTAATGTTCTATGTAATGAGTTTGCTAAGAGAAGCTCAAGAATAATGTTTAGAGCTGTGGATGAAATCTCCTACAATGAGATGCTTGAGGAGAAAAGAAAAATGATTGAGAACGTTCTTCTTCAGGATGCCAATCAAAAGATAATGATGCAGATGATGATGCAGGGAATGGAACCTGACTCTAAAGAAATGCAGGAAGCCACTAGTCCTGATGCTCTTAAACAACTGCCGGAGATTGAATCTTTCTTTAAGAAAGACTATAGATCTATGATAGAGCAGTGGGCCACCCATCAAATGTCTGTAGATGAAGAAAGATTTAAAATGCAAGAGCTTGAGGAAAGAGCTTTTCGTGATATGCTTATTACAGATAGAGAGTTCTGGCATTTTAATATGAGAGAGGATGATTATGAGGTGGAGCTTTGGAACCCTCTTCTCACATTCTATCACAAATCACCAGATGTACGTTACATCTCCCAGGGTAACTGGGTGGGTAAGACAGACATGATGTCTGTATCAGATGTGATAGACAAGTATGGTTGGATGATGACTAAAGAACAATTGGAAGCTTTAGAAGTTATCTATCCAGTAAGATCTGCAGGTTATGCAGTACAAGGTTGGCAAAATGATGGTACATACTATGATCCTACAAGAACTCATGAATGGAACACCCAAATGCCTTCACTGGCTTACCGGCAGTTTACTTCTCTGTATGATAGCAAGCTTGGAACTGGTGATATTGTTCAGTGGATTCTGGCTGATTCAGAAGATGTTCAAGATTTTGGGAGAACTTATATGCTTCGTGTATCAACAATCTATTGGAAGAGCCAAAGAAAAGTTGGTCACCTTACTAAAATTACGGCAGAAGGAGAAGTAATACAAGACATTGTAACAGAAGACTATAAGATTACTGATAAGCCTACATATAACAATCTTGTAATTAAACAAAAAAATAAGGATACCCTTATATTTGGAGAGCACATAGATTGGATATGGATTAATGAGGTGTGGGGCGGTATCAAGATAGGACCTAACCGTCCTACATTCTGGGGTATGAATAACCCAGGTGGTATTAATCCCATCTATCTTGGTCTTAATGGAGGTAAACCAGGACGTGTACCATTCCAATTTAAAGGAGATAGTACACTTTACGGATGTAAACTTCCTGTAGAAGGTTCAGTGTTTGGTGATAGAAACACCAGATCTGTAGCTCTTGTAGATTTAATGAAGCCTTTTCAAATAGGCTATAATATTGTAAACAATCAGATAGCTGATATATTAGTTGATGAGCTAGGTACGGTTATTATGTTAGACCAGAATGCTTTGCCGCGTCACTCTTTGGGAGAAGACTGGGGTAAAAATAATCTGGCTAAGGCGTATGTGGCCATGAAGAATTTCCAAATGCTTCCTCTGGACACCACAATTACGAACACTGAGAATGCTCTATCTTTCCAACACTATCAGGTGCTTAACTTAGAACAGACGCAACGTCTGATGTCTAGAATTAATCTAGCACAGTATTTTAAGAATCAAGCATTTGAAGTGATTGGTTTAAATCCCCAACGTATGGGGGCACAGATAGCACAGCAGCAAACGGCTACTGCTGTAGAGCAAGCTATGAATGCAAGTTATGCTCAAACAGAGCAGTACTTTATTCAACATTCTGATAACCTAATGCCGAGGGTACATCAGATGAGAACCGACCTAGCTCAATATTACCACTCTAAGAAACCTAGTGTACGTCTGCAGTATATCACTACAGCAGATGAGAAGGTTAACTTTGAGATTAATGGTACAGATCTTCTTATGAGAGATCTTAATATATTCTGTACCACTAAGACTAACTCTAGAGCTGTGATGGAACAGCTTAAACAATTGGCTATCAGTAATAATACAACCGGTGCCTCTATATATGATTTAGGTAATGTGATTAAATCTGAGAGTATTGCTGAACTTACTGAGGTTCTTAAGACAGCAGAAGAAAAAACTCAAAGAGCTAAGGAAGCTGAAATGCAACAACAGCAACAGATGCAGGAACAACAGATTCAGGCTCAGCAGCAACAGATGCAGATGGCTCAGCAATTTAAAGCTCAAGAAGCTGAGAAAGACAGACAAGCTAGAATACTGGAAGCTGAGATTAGATCTGCTGGTTATGGGGCTCAGTCTGATATTAACCTTAATCAACAGTCTGATTACATGGATGCTCTTGCTAAAATTCAAACTGAGCAAAGATATCAGGACCAGATGAATCTTAAGAGAGAGCAGGTGTATAGTAATAGAGATACTACAAACCAGAAGCTTAGTGTAGAACGTGAAAAGATACAAGCTCAGGTGCAAGTTGCAAATAAAGAGTTGCAAATTGCTAAAGAAAATAAGAATAAGTACGATGTTGGAAAGGGTGAAGGAGAGAAGAAGAAATAATTATAGCTCTATAATCCACAACTTATACTTTTAAAAATTAAAAATTATAAATTTTTAGAGTTTAAGTTGTATATTATTAATGTAGGATATAACATAAAAAACCAATAGTATATGCCTGAAAATCAAACAAGTGTACAGACATCTGTACAAGAAGTAGACGTTGATATTGATAGCTGGTTGGGAGCTCCTGGAGCAGACAGCATTGTAACACCGGCTGCTGCACCTAGTAAAGAAGAAACAAAACCTAACTTCTTTGCTCCTAATAAAACAGATCTTAGTTTTCTTGATGACGATGATACTGATGAGAAGGATGATGATGGAAAAACTAAAGATGTTTCACGTGAAACACAAGCTGTTCTAAAAGATTTGGATAGTGAGTTAATCTCTGACGAAGAAGAAGAACAGACATTTAAGAAACCAGGAAGACCTAGAACAGAAAAGTCTGGACTGGTAGAGTTCTTAAAGAAAAGAATAGAGTCAAAGGAAATGTTTGCCTTTGATGACTATGATGAAAATAAACAATCTCTAGATGACTACCTTGGTTCATTAGGAGAGAAGGATATTGAAGATCTTTGGAAGGCTAATATAGATAACCTGAAGCATGAGGTGGCTTCTTCAACTCCTCAAGAGTTCTTTGCTTCTCTACCAGAAGAATTACAATATGCTGCAAAGTATGTAATGGATGGTGGACAAGATTTAAAAGGTTTGTTTTCGGCTCTGGCTCAAGTGGAACAAGTGAGAGACTTAGATCCTGCACAAGCTAATGATCAAGAGTATATTGTAAGATCTTACTTACAAGCTACAAACTTTGGATCTGCAGAAGAAATTGAGGAAGAGCTTAATACCTGGAGAGACATTGGAGTTCTTGAAAAGAAAGCCAAGCAGTTCAAACCAAAGCTTGATGCTATGCAGGAAGAAGTTGTTCAGTATCATGTTGAACAACAGGAAGCCATGAAGCAGCAACAAGAACAAGCAGCTAATGCTTATATGCAGAATGTGTTTGAAGCTCTTCGTCCTGCTGAGATTAATGGGTTGAAGCTTGATAAGAAAACACAAGCTCAACTTTACACCGGACTAGTTCAACCTCAGTATCCTTCTATATCTGGTAGACCAACAAACTTGTTGGGACACCTTCTAGAGAAATATCAGTTTGTAGAACCTAACTACCCTCTGATTGCTGAAGCTCTTTGGTTACTATCTAACCCTGATGATTATAGACAATCATTGATGAAGCAAGGTAAACAAGAAGCTGTAGCTCAAACAGTTAGACAGTTGAAAACAGAACAAAGTAGAAAGACTTCTAACACTTACTTTGAAGATGAACAACAGAGATCTAAGAAAATAAGTAGACCTCAAAATATTTTTAAACGATAATTTTTTATTAACCCCTTAAATTTAAAAGCCCTATGGCAACTCCAGTTTTAAACAATGGTATATTCCTGCGTGACAACCAGTACCATACTAGTTCACATGTGGATTCTTACCACCTGTCTAATCTCCTGAAGTCTGCTGAGCCCACTGACCTGGGTCCTGTAGATCTTTGGGCAATGGCTCAAAAGGTAGAAATGCCTTTGTACCAGATGTCTAGCTTTGGTGGAAAGAACGTGATTATGGTAGATAATGCACGTGGTGAGTACAAATGGCAGATTCCTGTAGCACAGGATCTTCCTTACATCGTAGAGGACATTGAACCAAACAATGAAGAAAAAGGCATTGATGGTCAAACCTTTAAGATTAAACTTAACAAACGTACTTTTGGTCATGGTGACATCATCACTTATGACAAGTACAATGGTGTGGAAATGTACATTACAGCTGATGATATCATCCCAACAGGTGATAGCTTCATCTACACTGTACAGCTTGTAAACAATGACAACAACAAATTCTTGGATAACAAGTATTTGACTGTTGGTACTAAGATCTTCCGCAAGGGTTCTGCCCGTGGGGAATACGGAGAGCGTTTCTCTGATCTGGGTTCAGTGTCTGCAGGTTTCCGTGAATTCTATAACTATGTAGGTGGTGCTGAAGCTCACGTACACTATTCAATCTCTAGTCGTGCTGACCTGATGTTGAAGGGTGGTATGAAAGCTGACGGTACCGTACCTGTTGTAGAATTGTGGAGAAACTTTGATAAAGGATTGGATCCTTCTATCACTAGTCTTGAGCAAATGGGTAAAGACTACATTAAGCGTGCTTATGAGTCTGGTCAAT